CGAAACCGTAAAAGACCCGAACTGAATCTGGTTGGTCACGCTGAACACGCCAGCGCCAGGCGAAGATATGCCGGGGCCGACTAAAACGCCGCCGTCCTGAAATATGGAAACGCGCTGGACGGGCGTAACTGATCCGGTTGGCGAGGTAGAGAAAATCCACTTCCCAGGCATACTCCCAGCAGACGGCGTTCCATCCGTCTGAACCTGAATGTTGGCGGCTTCTCGGAACGCCACGCCATCGGCGCCGGCAAACTGCAGAATGCCAAGCACTTCGCTGGCCGGCACAATCGTGAATGTGTTCTGTGTAGTACCCCGTGACTTGGAAAAAATTACACGAGCTGGGACGTTTGAATTTTGCCAGCGGTCCATGGATTGCCCAACGGGGCCGTTAATGCCGTGGATCTGGAAATTGGTTGTGTTGACGCCGCCGATAGGCTGCGTTCCATCGATGCCGCCGAATAGAACGGTACCACTAAACGACGAGGTTCCCGTAAAAGACGGGCTTGCGGAATTGGCTTTTAGATTTAGCGCGGTCTGTGTAGCCGTCGATACGGGCTTATTAACGTCTGACGTGTTGTCAACATTTTCAAGTCCGGCAACGGTGTGTGCCGCATCCCAAGCGGGCCCATCAACAAGCGCTGTCGTGTCTGCCGGGGCGCCCGTCGTAACCGTATGATGGACAACGACCGTAGCCATTAATTAGCGACCCATACTTCGGCCTGGGTTGCGGCGCGATCATAAATGCCAGCCGAGGAGCCCAAGGCGAACACTCGCTTAGAGGTATAGAAGGCGTGCGAATAAACGAGCGGGCTAAACACCCGGCGCGCCGGATCTTCCGAGGTCCATGTTTCGGATTGCTTGGTTACCGGGGTCCACGTCGTCATGGCGTCACTCCGGAAATGCCCATCTGCATCGGCCCGGCATTGAACGTTGAGGTTAGCCCAAGATTATTCAGCGCCGCCAGCGCAGACGCCATGCCGACAGACCAGGTTTGAATGCGGCCATCCTCTTTGATATAGGGTGCGGACTCCAAGAGGGCACCGTAGAGATACAGATCGGGCGCGAGTAACAGCAGCCAATTCGGATCGTTCGTCGCAAGCGGCGGGATGTTCTGTCGGTAGATCATTTCGATCTCATAGGCCCCGTCCGGCGTCGGCGCCAATTCCATCTCAGTCCCGAAAATGGTGAAGTATTGAGGCTGTCCGGAAGCGTTCGCTGTGTTGAAGCGGTATTCTTCCATCTGCTGGCCGGACATGAACGAAAGCGACGGCTTGCCGGTTACGCCGGACAATCGGACACGCCGCATCGACTGGAAATCCGCCGGCAGAGATATGAACTCGGGCTCGCTCGAACTAGTGTTGACCGTCGTCGTGGCCCGGCTTTCCATCTGGCGCACGAACAGTTCTCGATTGAACTTCGCTTCCGCCAACTGAATGAACGTCGGGATGCGCGCAATCAGCGTCGTGTCCTGGTCCCGCGCCAGCCACTCTGTCACAGCACTTTGCAGCGTGGCGTAGGTGGTAATCGTCGCCATCAGCTACCGAACCCCATCCAGCCCACGACCAGTGCAGGCTTATCCGTTCGAAGATAGGCCCAATCGGGATCTTGCAGCTTCTTTTTGACCAGAAGATCGAACTCGGCCGAAAACATCCGCAAGTCGGTATTGCCCTTGGCGTGTTCCTCGTCCAGCCATTGGATGAGAATCACGTTCGGGATTTCCGCTACTTCGCGAAGCCCGTCCGTCTTGGTCTGCTCAAGCGTCCTGAGCGCCTTGTTGCGCTCTAGGATTGGCTCGACATCCTGGATGTGCTCGATAGCAATGTCTTGCCCGTTGCTATCGAGATGGATTTTGGTCTGGAGCATTTAGGCAGGGATCTTCGCCGCAATGGCTTCCACAGCAGCCGCAGCCGCATCGACGGCAGGCTGTTCATCGACCGGGGGCGGAGGCGTATTCGCCTTGGCGATCAGCGCATCCACCTTGGCCGACAGGTCGGCAATATCAGCGTTCAGCTTGGAAAAGTCGGACATGATGACTCCTTGCGTTTTGATAATGTGAAGAAGTAAACGCCGCTCGGTTGCGTCGTCGTCGATGTGGATATCGAACACTTAGGAAATCTCGGTCACGACAAGCGTTCCGCCGCTTGAGACCTGAACTGCGGAAACTTTCTCGCCTGACATAACCGTGAAGTATTCTGGCGAAAGCCCGACCACATAGGTGTCAGAAGTTGTTGCGGTAGGGTTGACGCCGATCCGGACATAAGCATCCGTGGTGACCAGAACCCGCACCTTCTGAACGCCGTTCGTGACCACGTTCGTCGTGGTGCCAGCCGTCCCCGTATAGGCAGCGGACTGGACTGTGCCTAAGCGGCCCGTTCCCCAATACTGCGTCATGGGTTAGCCTGCGATCAGGTTCATGGCGAAGATGCCGCCGATCGACGCGCCGGAAGCGCCCGAGGGCGTGAACTTGATGATATCGCCTTCAGCCACATAGGTCAGAATAGCGGGTGCCCATGAGGCCGCCGTACCCGGAGCCGCTCCAGAAACCGGCAACGTGCCAGCCAGGTTGGTGTTGGTCGTTCCGTTGATGGCGATTGCAACCGCGCAGTCGGCGGTCGTAATCGTGCCCTGCGGGGTGAGGCTGATCGTACCGATACGGGCATTGAAGGGAACACGGAAGTAGGCGGAGACTGGCGTACCGCCAATCGATGGGCAATAAATCTGCTGCCCGAACGCCTCCTTAAGCATGGGATGATTGGCGGGAATAGCCATTGAGGTTGCTCCAAAGAAAAAAGGCGAGCCGGAGCCCGCCGTCAAGTTTCAGATAATGATGAGATCAGTAGGCGTAAGCGACGGGGCCAACGTCGGCGGTAAACGTCGTCGGGGGCGTCAGCGCCGGCAACGTGCCGAAAGCTCCGGTGTTGGATTGGGTCAATAGATCAACCCAGGTTGCTGTGGCGACGGTCCTGATCGTGTCCGTAGTGCCGTTCGACTGATAGGCAATCCAGAAGCGGCCCGGCTTCACAGTCGTGTAAGTCGCCGTGAACGCATACTGCTGGAACGCATTGGCGCCGGAAGTGGTGGCACCCGCTAGTGCAGAGTTTGCCAGGAGAACGCCGGTCGAGTCGTACAGGGAAACGATACCCTTGTCCGTTCCGACCGTGGCCCCGTTCAGTACGCCTATTCCGGTCAGCAGAACGCTTGATAGCGGAATGAAGATATCCGCCACATAGGTGGTGCCCGCAACCAGCGTCTTGTTGGTACCGAGCGAGGACAGCGTGCCGAGATTGCCGCCGATCGTAAGATGACGATAGCGCCCCACAAAGGGCGATACCTGATCGAGCGTAAGATTGCCGGCTCCAGCGTTTGCGGCCCGAAGGACCGGGAGCGTGGATGTGGCAACGGCGCGCGTGAGCGCACTGGAATCGAAATTGTCAGTTGTTCCCATCGGGATATCCTTTCAAAAATGAAAGGGGCCGGAATTACCCGGCCCCGAGGTTATCAGGTGGGAACGGTGCAATCGAACACGCCGCCGCTTGCCTTTTCGTTGCGAGCAACCAGCACGTATTCAGAGAGCATCATGCGACGGTCGGAGTCACCGGTTTTCGCCAGCGGCAGGTTGACCATGGTGCGGCCGTTCAAATGAGCCTGAGCCCACTTGTCCATTTCCAGGACAAGAACGTCACGGGTACGCATGAAGCGGTTCGGAACAACGGTGAGGGTGCCGAAATCCGACTCGTAGGCCGTCACTGAGGCGACGATCTTCTTGGACTTGGTTTCCTCAATCGGGGAAGCTCGGCCGGTGAAGGTCGAAAACGCCTGCTTGTTGCCGCCGCCCAGCATGATGGTGCCGGGCTTGCCGCCCTGCGTCCAGCACTTCTGAAGAACAGACTTCAAGCGGCTTTCGGTGAACGCGATCTGCGTGCCATCGGTGCGGGTGCCCGTACCGTCAGCCGCAGCCGGGTCAGCCGCGCCGCCCGCCGTGCCCTTGTCCGTGTTGGTCTTGATCCAAGACAGGATCGAAGCCGAAACGCGGGCCGTGGCGTCGGCGCCGGCATTGCGCGCCTGGTTCGAACCGACCATCTGCGATTCAATGTCGGTCTTGAGTTCGAGACCGGCAAGCATCGCCTGGTTCGCCAGTTCGTTGGGAACGCCGGCAGTCTGAACAGCCTGCTGGGTGCCCGACACACGGACGGTTTTGGTCGAGATCTGGCAGTAGTTGCCGAGACGGACGCGAGCGGTGATCGCCTTGGTCGTGGCATCGTCGCCTTCAAGCTGCGCGTTCGAGGTCGAAGCCGCTGCAAGGGCCTGGGTCTGCCATTCGTGGTAAGTGCCGGTAGCCTTCTCGCGGTCCAGCGCCGACAGGAACGGCGTATCCGTGGGCGAGATTCGATAGATCATGTTGGAGAGGTCTTCACGATTGCCGATCGCCTCATAGGTGGCAAGGGTATTGCTCGGGAGAGCCATTTCAGTAGTCCTTTAAGATTAGGCTCGGCGCCGGCGCGACTGTAGTTCGTACAGTTCTGTCGCCTCTTTGACGCTAAGCTCGGGTTTTCGGTTGAGGGCTTGTTCACGTTCGGATGCGTCAGATCCCGCAGGACGTGACGTTCCCGGTCGCTGGACAGGCGGTAGGGGCTTGGCAGCAATGGCCTTCGGAGCGGCCTTGAGCGCCTGAAATGCCAATCGATCTGCAATGAGCTTCTGAATGCCGGCATTGGACAAAATTTCGTGCCCAACGTCATCGGACATCCATCGGGAGAGCTGATCGATGTTCATTCCAAGGTCAGAGGTGAGCATCTTGACGGCACTTTCGCGCAACTCGCCCGCCTTCTTCGGATCAGCCATGTCAGGGACCAATTCGACAAGACGCGCGTTCTGCTCGGCTTCGTATGCCGCTCGCCTGCTCTGCTTTTCCTGAGCCTTGAGCGCCTGCGCCTGCGTGGCCTGAATGGCAACGCCGCTCAAACGCTTCTGATACGCATCCCATTGGAGATACCGAAACGGGTCGTTCTGAGCGAGGGCGTCTGCATCATCTTGTGTCTTGATGTCTGCAAACGGTCCTTGCTGGACGAACCGCTGAATATCTTCGATGGTCGGTATCTTTTCGAGATACTGCTGTTTTGCCTGTTCTGCTTGCTGGCGCGCGGCCTCGATAGCTTTGCGCTGTTCAGCGAGTTCGTTTTGAGCGCGACGAAATTCAGTCTCCCGAACTGAGGCGATACGCGCGGATATTTCCTGCGCATCACGGGGCAGCTTTAGGAAGGCTTCCTTTTCCTCTTTGCTCCAAGCCCTCGGCGGCTCGATGGGCGGCTGTTCTGCCGGTTCGGCCTCGTCAGGTGCTTCGGCGGGGGCCGTTTCCGGGTCGCCGTTGTCCTCCTCGGACAATTCATTTTCTGCGGTCGCCTCTTCGGCGCTCTCGGCAGGTTGTTTCTTTTCCTTCAGCGCCGTGAAATATGCGGCGGCTTCGGTGGGCGAACTGAATGTCTCGGGAGCGTCAGCGGGAAGCGGGGTCGAGAAAATAGCTTCGCCGCCGGCGGGCGAGCCGGTTTCGGTCGTCATGAATTGTCCTTTTAGTTGTTAAATCTGATGCCAGGCCATCTTGCGCTCGGCTGCTTCCGCCAGGTCTTTCAACTGCCGGGCCGCAAGTTTGCCGT